TAATTGAACCTCCTAATTTGGTAGTAAATGCAACGGCACTACTATTGAAGTAAACTAGACTAATTCCTGGAGTTGCAGTTCCAGCGTTCCAATGATAGGTTTGATCTGTTCCTGTTGCTGAATTTTCTCTTACCCAGTAGCTCACCGAATAACTCGTGACTGAGTTTAGCTCTGCAATATTCCCAACATCCATATAATCGTCAACACCATCAAGTGCTAGTGACTTTGTGTTACCATATATAAATAAGTAGTCAATGTCCCCAGCTAAAGTATAAGCATTCGATCCTGTCGGTACTAAGTCTGCTACTCCATGTTGACCAAGAACAGCATTTGGTGTGTTAGAGCCGCTAGTATATCCATTAATAGTTACTCCGCTTGTGAGGAATCTAACTCGACCTGTACCACCTTGAACCACTCGACAATTAAAACCACTTGTTAAGCCTGACGGTACTGTAATGTCAATTCGACTGCTTGAGTTACAGAAAATAACTTTTCCGCTGTCAGAATCAACGAGCGTGTGGTTGGCGGTTTTGGTAACAATGTCAGTGAAAGCTACATTTATACCTGTTAACTGCGATCCGTCGACTGCTGGTAATTGTGCTGACCCATTTAACTGTACGATATTATTAGCACTTGTTCCTACATCTAAAGTAGCTGCTGTACCTAATCCAGTAATATCTGTGTCACTAAGTGTTACTGTCCCTGTCCTTCCTGCTACTGATTGAACAGGTGCAAGGGTCATTAGGTTAGTTGCTGTTACCTTTTTAGTGGTAGCTGTACCTGCGATGTCATCAACAATAGCCAATAAATCAGCACCGTTGGGAGTAGCCAGGTTTGAAAGTTCCGTTATCTTCTTATTAGCCATTTTATTTAATTATCTATTTCGTTGTCTATTGTGATGCGGTCATTATCCTCAGTCAATAACGCTTGCAGTAACTCAGTAAGTAACATCTCATCTCGTTCATCAAAAGCATAGGTCTCCCCAAACTCAGGACGGATTAACTTACTAGGAGCGATGACAATGCCATTCGGTTTCTCCTGATTAGCATATGGATAAATCAAAGACATCTAATTAAAGAGAGTCTGTAGTACCTGTTGCGAATACACTGTAAGTACCATCTGTTCTAGCTGATACATTACCTCTTATCTTTTCGTAGTGTCCGTGATCGTCTCTGACCATTACTGATCCGTCTGCTGTTACTACTTCAGAGTGTACAACAAACCAAGCACCACCGATGTATGCTTCTATGTCTACTGTAGCTCCTGAAGTTACTGATGAAGAAGCGATCACAAAGGTCCAACCCTTAGAACGCTCTACTGAGAATGAATTGCCAGCCCCTGTCGCTGAGACAGATGATAGCAAAGTCTTTTTTGAGAGTGTGCGAAGCATGATAATATATTGTTATTAGTTAATAAAAGTTTGTTAATACATATTAACACCAGTACCACCTGGCATTCCACCTAGTGTAGGTCTAGCAGTTCGTGCTAACTGAGCTTGTGCTCCTCTTCTCTTCTTCTTAGGCTGTGTTTGTCTAACAGTCTTAGATGCTTCAGCAACAGGAGGCGGTGGTGGTGGTGGTGCTGGAGGTGGTGGAGGAGGAGGAATATCTGGTGTTGACATGCACATAGTTAGTCTTTTGTTAAGATGTTTTGTTGAAGCTGTTCGTTATAAGTTTGTCTTAGAAATCTAATTACAGACACTTGTCCACTTTTAAACCAAACATCTTTTTCTGTATTCGTCAAGTCAGGACATTTATCAGGGAATAGCTTCTCTAATCTTTTAACTAAAGTTTCACTTATAGCTGGTAGTAGTTCTTCTTCGTTATTCATTAGCATCTGTATTAGTCCATATGTATATTGGTGTCATCTCTCCTACATAAGCACACCCTATGTTGAAGTCAAAGTATTCTATCGCTTCTTCCATTGTCATGTTACTAGGTTCTTGCATCATCTTCTCTAACATAAGTTCTATAGCATATACATACTTACCTTGTTTATAATCCACACCTATAATAGCTTCATCAAATCCATCAGCTTTTAAAGGTTCGTCTTCTTTTATTGGTGCGATCATTTGTTTATATAACTCCTGTCATCTAGTTCTTGAGGTAAGTTACCTTTTGTTATTTGATCCTCGGTCCACAGGAAAGCACTAGCATTCCACAGTATAGCACCTGCGTGATCTTCTGATTCATCTCCTTCGTTTAACGCTAACAAATGTCTATTCATACTGTCTATTAATCTACTGAGTGGGAATCCGTTGTGCCAGTTGTTGTCTCCGTAGAGTCTTCCTCCTTCTTCATATCGTTGGGCAAGGGATCGAAGGGCGATTGGAGGAATAAGGCTGAATCGTCCTCGTCCAGTAGCCCTGTCACGCTGTGCACCTGTGATGTAATTCTCCTTTTGTCCGCTGTTTGGTAATTCTTTGGTGTCCATAGTTTTGTTATTTGTTTTTGTTTTTTATTGTATTCTTCTTTTCTTAGTAGTCTTGCCATCCAAGCATTTGTTAAAGCATCCTGTTCTGTCTGTCCTTTCTTCTCATACAAAGCTACAACAGACTCCCAAGTGTATCCATGTTTATCTAACCATCTCTCAGCTGCAACAGGACCGACTCCTTTGACTCCGTTGAATCCATCTGTAGAATCTCCCATCAATGTCTGTATCAAATGAAAGTTATCTGCTTCCTCTTCTGTTGGTTGGTGGTATTCTTCTCTGTTATAATCATAGAAGATTCCTGGTACACTCTTGAAGTCCTTGTCTATACTAACTATGATTCGCTTGTCTTGTCTGTTAGGATACTCAGTAGCTAAGATACTTAACACATCATCAGCTTCTACATTAGCCCACAGTTGTGCGTCTAGTTCATTAATCATCCAGTCCTTCATAGGTTTTAAGATGACAGGCAGTACTGACTTTCTTCTGTTAGACTTGTACTCAGGGAATAGTTTCCTTCTGAAGTTTGCTCGGTCACTAAGTGCTAACACTACTTCATCTGCTTTGAGTAAGTCTTTGAATTGTTCTATTCTTCCAATGACTCTGTCCTTTGCTACTGTCATGTCTGCGTGTACAGTCCACAGCTCTTCTTCCCATTGTATATTTTCTTGTGCTATGATTGACGATTCAAATGCTAATACATCTGCGTCAATTAGTATGGTTGTTTTACTCATAGAATATGCTCCAGTTTTCTTGGTATTTTTTATATTTTGATTTACTATCTGGTAGGATGTTTAACTTTAGTGTTACTCCTTTTATTTCTTTTCTCGGTATCATCCACCAAGTTTGCTCAGGTATAATGTAACAACCTACAACATCTATTGTTTCACACATAAAATCCTTACTCTTACATCCTGCTCCACTATTTATACAGTATGTATTAACAGATGATTTCCTGCTTGAAGCTTTGATCTGAACTTTTAAACTACCTGCTGGGCAAGTAACAATAAAGTCCCAAGGCATAGGAGTGGTAGGTAGGTGTGGTTCAAAGTTTCTTTCTAAACACTCTGTTGTAAACCTAGACTCTGCTATCGCTCCTATTCGTTGTGTGTTAGATGAGGGCATAGGAAATGTTAGGTCAACTGTATCGTACAATTCAGCAACCTTCAAGTAGTAATCGTGTTCAAGCTCTAGTGTGTCTCTGCCCATGACTTCCCTATCTTATACTCACCATCCATAGGACAGTTCAACTTTAAGTCTTTACCTGCTGCTTGGATTGCTTTGATTGCTAACTCTCCATATGTCTCAGCTAGGTCAGGTTTAACTTCAGCTTGGAACTCATCGTGGATATTACCTACAAAAGAATACTCCCTACCGTGTTGCCATCCTAACTGCTGTAGTTTGTTGTGTAGCTTTATAAGTGCTACCTTCATAACCACAGCACCTGCTGATTGAAGTAACATATTAAGTGCAGCGTGTTCCGATCTGACAGGTAATACTCTACCATCTAGTCCTGTTAAACAAGCAGAGCGTCTGACTTTCTCCTCTATCTTTATCTTTAATATCTTTAACGCAGGTAAGTTAGATAAGAACTTCTTCTTTAATATTGCACCTTCTCTTGCTGAACCTTCCACTATCTGTCCAATCTTTGCGTCACCTGCACCGTATAAGAATCCATAGATGAATGTCTTAGCTTGGTCTCTCGTCTCTAACTTAGCAGCTTGTTGATTAACTGTGTGGATGTCACCCTCTAATATATTCCTAGTGTACTCACCACCATCCCAAATTGCTAGGTAGTGTGCCAGCATTCTTAACTCCAACCCACTAGCGTCAACACCTACTAATACATTACCGTTAAGTGGAATGAATAAACTTCTACACTCCTCACCATACTCTGCTCTTGTAGCTGGTACTTGTGCTAAGTTAGGTTTGGAATGCGTACATCTACCTGTGACTGCACCGTTTGTATTGACTCGTCCGTGTACTCTATTATTTTTAACTAATTTAAGCCACCCATTCTCGCCTTCAGCCAATGCTCCAAGTCTTTTTACGACTAACAGATACTCTAGCAGAAGCTCGGCAGCTGGGTGGTTTATCTTTTTAAGAGTAGGTTCATCAACCTTTATAGTCTTACCGTCTTCACTGACAGGTATCTCAAATCCTAGTTCTTCAAAGCGTTCTTTGATTTGCTTCCTGCTGCCAGGATTGAAAGGTATGATCTCCTCCTTTACATCGAGTGCTTCAGCTTTGTTAACTAAGTTCTGTACCATACCCCTCTCTTTTAGTATAGCTTTTAACTTTGCTTTTGTAGGTGCGTTAATTACTTCAACTCCGTCCGTGCGTTCAACAGTTAATGTGTATCCCTTTGGAGTCTTCATCTTCTTAACGGTAGGCTCAAACATAGCTTGTAGTTTATCTTGTAGCTTTGCTCTTAACAGGATCAGCTTTTGTTCTAGCACTTCTGCTGCTGCTATATCAAACCCAAACCCTTTACTTTCCTGTAAGCGTATGATGTAAGCGAACCAATGTTCTATGTCTACCATCTTCTTATTAGGTTCTTTACTTAGGAAGTGTTCGTACAAGGTCTTAGTAACAAGGACATCTCGTTCACAGTACTTCTTCATCTCTTCATTGTAGCTGTCCCAAGCGTCCTCATTCTCTCCGTAAGTAAGCTTTAACATCTTACCCATCCTGTGTCCCCAAGCTTTCAAGCTGTGACTACCAACCATCTTAGGATCAAAGTCCTTTCGTTTGAAGTCATCCTCTCTAAGGTCAGGGTATATACACCTACTCATTACCAATGTATCTTGTACTTGTGCTAATGGAGGGTGGAAGTCATACAACTTAGCTAACACAGGTAGATCAAAACCTATGATGTTATGTCCGATGATCTTGTCAGCTTTAGCTAACATCCTTGTTCCTTCTTTTATCCCATCACCACTAAAGGTAATCATCTTACCTGCTATCGGATCGTAGATGGATAAGCAATGGCAGACCTTTAGGTCACTCAGATTAGTGAAGTCCTCAATGCCATTTGTTTCTATATCAAAGAATAGTATTTTCATATTATTAAAACGGACTCGCTCCGCTGTTGGTTGTTGTTGTTTTGTCTTTGAATACATTCTCATCTTCTGTGTACCTTCCACTGTCTTGATCGTATAACAATGTAGTAGCTAGCCCAGTCTCACCTGAGAATCTATTCTTTAAGACTCTTACTTTTGTTTCGTTATTGTTTTCTTTTTGTTGATTTCTCTCTAGTCCTATTACCATATCACTGAGTTGTGGTATCGAATGACTACCTCTTAGGTCTGATAACCTAGTGACTCCACCCTCTTCATGTCCTCCACCATTCGGTGGTCTTCTAAGGTGTGACACAAGTACCATTCCACATCCTGTCTCTTCCACTAAGCTTCTCAGTTGTGTCATTGTATTATCAATTAACCTTCGTTCATCATCACCTTGAATACCACTAACTACAATAGATAGATGGTCAAGGAATATCCACTTGCAACCTAATCCTTTGCACAGGTACTTGATCTTACTTAATAAGTTATCACTCTCCGTACTTCCAAAGTGATCATAGGTATAGAAGTTCTTGTTACCCATAGTCTCATCGAATGCTTTGCGTAACTCCTCCTCCTTCAGATCATTCTCTAGGTGCAATGGTTTGTTTAGATGGATGCCCATGATGCCAAGTGCAGTTCGTCTGACTGATTCTTCCAGTGCTATATAACCTACTGTCTCGCCAAGCTCAAGGAGATGGTGACATACTTCACGACAGAACAAGGACTTACCTATCCCTGATCCAGCACAAAGTGTCACCAACTCCCCTCTCCTCAGTCCGTGTGTCATAGTGTTGAGTGAAGCATACGGATAGGGCTGACATTCAGAGGTGTCCTCCTTTATAACTGCTTGCCATATGTCCTCACCACTAACTATCCCATCAGGTCTGTACTCTCTAGCTTGCCACAAAGCTGTCACCAACTCCTCGCTACGCTTTGCTACTAACATATCGTTAGCATCTTTAAGAGGTAACTCTGCAATGTGTGCTTTCCCTGGTGTCAATAGTGCTGCACATTTAGCAGCTCCATCTCGTCCTGGATCATCATTATCAAAGCAGAAGATTACCTTCTCAAAGGACTCCAGCCAATCGATAGCTTGTGATACATACTTCTTTGCTCCACCTGCTCCGTTAGGTACAGATACAACAGCCCACTTGTTTCCGAATGCTTGGCTTACAGATAGTGCATCAATCTCCCCTTCACATACCACTACTCTTCTTCCACCACTACTCCAAAGATGCTGTCCGTATAAGCCATACAGCTCTCCTTTTATACAAAAAGTTTTGTTACTGAATCGTAGTTTCTGTGCGACAAGTGCTCCGTTCCTACTCTTGTAGTTAGCTATGTGTACTGGTTCTCCATTGTGTGTGCCTATCTGATAGCCCCACTTCTGACAAGTCTCCTTAGTTAAGTTCCTCCTAGCTATCTCCTGTGCTTTACCTGTGACAAAAGAGGTGTCGTTATTAGTTGTTGGTTGTGTCATAGTTTGTTGTCTGCCTCGACTGTATGAATCACAGCTGAAACATTTTGTGCTTCCGTCATCGTTGACCGCAAGAGCGTCACTCGATCCACACTTTGCACACTGCTGATGCGTTCTAGTGAAAGCCATGACTTTGGTATTTGTTTATGTGCATATAATATTCCTTTCTTTTCACACCACATGGCATAGGTAGTCTTGCTACCCTTACGAATCTTGTTGTATGCGTTTTGAAATAACAACCTAATGTCTAAGTCAGGATGTTGTTGCTTGATTAACAGATGTTTAGACCTGTCCTCCGTGACCCACCTACCTTTGGTTTCAATAATGATTCCGTTAGGTAAGATGAAGTCAGGAGTATAGGTACTAAGTCTCTCGTACTCAATGACTAACGACTCGTAAGAGTAGCAGACCCCACACCTTTTAAGTTGGTTTGCTATTCTCTCTTCAAAGCCTGACCTAAAAGTCTGCCTTGATGATGTCTTCTTCTTCTTCGGCATCAAGTGCTCCTTCGAGTGATTCACCTCCGTTAACATAGCCTCCTTCAACTTCAGTAAACCCAAAGCTTTCAGCTGCTTTATCACTGAGACCACCATCTCCTAACTCGATGACTTGGACTGCTAACAAATCAAGGCTCATACCAAACCCAGTCGATGCGACATACCAAAACCTTGGACGCACTGCTAACTTAACCTTTGATCCACCTCTTACCAATGTATCTTTTAAAGGTTTACCTTGTGAGTCATACAAAGCAATAGACTTTGCAGCTCTTGGGTCACCGTTCTTATAAGTACCTGCAAGTACATTCTTTAGTTTTGCTTTGACTACCCAGTTACCTTCATCATCTTCACGCACAGGTAAATCAGCTACCTTTAACTTTTTCTTTCCTAACTCATCTAACTTAGCTTGATATTCAGCATCAAATAAAGGTTGGAATTGTAAGTTCAAAGCTGCTGCTTCTTCCTTTGTTACTATCAGATCACAACTGTACTCACCTTCATCGTTAAACCTAGTGTTAGGTGTGTTAACATATGGATACTGAGCAGTACCTGCTGGTGTCACTGTTTGTGGGTGTCTTGTTCTAGCTTTAATCGCCATCTTATCTCTCCTTCTATGTGTTTTGTTTATTAAGAGAACATATAAGTGCAGTCGTTTAGTGCCGACACATCTAATGTGCCAAGTTCAAAGCTGTCTGTCACTTCGGTGTTCCCTGATTGTTTCAATAACTCACTCTTGAACTTTCCTGTGAGGTCTTGATTAAATATATCGTGGTAAATCTCTCTTAAATCTTTGTGCATCTTCGGTGCGTGTGGACTCTGCGTAGCAAAGCAATCATGTATAGTTGTTATATCATAGTCCTGTTTGCAAGCTAAAAAATGTACCACACTTGCATCAATACTGTGTATGTAGTTGGCAACCACTGCTTTAGCTTGTCTTTTAGGATCAACTTTATCTGTGTTCTTTAGATAGTTAAGTGTAGTCTTTTCCATTCCTAACACAGAAAACAATCCAATCTGTACCGTCTCGTAGATGTGTTGTTGAATCTCAATTCCGAATGGTGTCTCCCACTTTAAAGTATCTGGACAAGTAAGAACTTGTGCTTTGATCCACTTCATAAAGTTGATGTGGTTCTCTAGTACAATATTAGTTTGCTTATTAACAATAGTGGACAGGTAAAGTAAAGCTTCTAAGTACTCGCTCTTTCCAAACGGATTACTCCTACCATTCTTCACCTCTTTTAAAAACACACTCTCCAACTCAAAGGTACTAGTGTATCCATTCATACCAAAAGGTTTAGTCATTACTATTCTCTTCGTGTATCTTCTATCTATCCCCCACTTTAACCAGTCACCTGCCAAACTATTTTTACTCTTCGCTTTGTGTAAGTTTTCGTTCACTCGATCTGCGATGTGTTGATATACATCTTGTGGTGGTAGGTCAGGTACTAAGTTAGTTAGCTTGCCTATCTTCTCATCCTTTAACAACAACGATAGTATCTGAACACCGTTGCAACTAGCATCCATACGACAAGGTAGGTGAGTAACAAATCCATAACCCTTCTCCTTATATCCTGCGTACTCAAAACAAAAAGCCAGGAAAGCCCACGGTTCAGATGCGTCTTGCCATAGCTTGTATGTTCTAGGGTCTTCAGCTATCCTAACAATCTCTTTAGTGTTCTGTTCCACCCAAGCTATGCGATCCTCAAATGTACCCTTTCTCCCCCACACATTCGCACCGTGTATCTTTAACCACTTAGCATCTTCCTCACACTTGATTGGTACACCTCGGTAAAACTCCAAACAACTCCTACCTAGGTCACAACTCTGTGGACTAACAAAGGATGGTACACTGTACACTCTACCCCTGTAGTCCACCTGTACTGGAAAGTAAA